AAGAAAAAGTAAATTCGTTCGTAAGGTGCCACATCATGACACTGAATGATTTAATGATGGCGGTTTATATGCTAACCGCCTTTGCTCAAGTAACAAGACAGCGATTCTGGTTTATTCTACTCAGTGGATTTGCTTTTCTTTTTCATTCATTCCTTTCTTCATTCGTAAGTGATCCAATTTATTATTTCTCTTGCTCGCTCATCAATGCGTCTTGCGTTTTCGCTGCATACTTAATCCAACCGATTAGCAAGGTTGTTCGCAAATTGCAAATACTGATGATATGTCTTATCATTTTAGACGCATATGGGTATTTGATTTGGTATCTATATTTCGAGCCGTGGAGTTATAACTATTTTTGCACCTTAGTATATGCGGCAATGATCTACACAACGCTTGAGTGTGAGCATAGCCATGTTGGGTTTGCTAGTCGGTATAATCTGTTTCGTAATATTGCTCGCAATAGCGATGCGATACGCATCAAAAACGGCGGTGACAAATGAACGAAATCGCACAGTTATTTCAGAGCATAAAAACTCAAGCAGCCGTATCGATTAGCTTAATTCTCACATCTATCAGTGACTTATTTGGCTGGATTTCTACAAATGCGGCGATGGTTTCAGGGTGTATCGGGATAGTGGTTGGCATTGCCACATTGCGAGGCGCGCTGATAAAAAACGAAACATTAAAGCTGGAAAACAAGATTAAGGAAATTGAATTAGACAGATTGCGCGGTAAGTAGTATTATTGTTTTGACATGTTGTTCTCCTTGTTTCAGCACATTGTTTTCATTCTCCTCTGTAATTTTAAGCCCTCTTTTGAGGGCTTCTTTTTTACTTCGGATCTTCCATTTTCTCTGCATATCTCGTCACTATAGGATCTATGCTTTCACGGCTAAACCAGATCCCATGACGATTACAATGACCAAACTCCTGTTGAGATGTTTCTTCATTCCAGATGATATATTCCTCTTCTGATGTAGGCGGTATAACTTTAGGATCAATCCAAACGCTCATTTTCTTTCTCCTGTTCTCGTCTTTCCATTTCTTTCCATTGTTCGTCGAAGTTAAACACTGCATTTCTCCTTGCTTAATAACTTAACTATAACCAATAATCAGCTAATTTCTTTGATGTGTATCACGTTTTAGTAAGGCAGACCGAAGTCTGCTAAAAAGGGATATCATCGATAAAATCCATCGGAGGCTCATTGTTTTGCATGTATCCGCCATTCTGTGGCTGTTGATACTGGTTATTCTGCTGCTGTGGTCTTTGTGGCGCATTCTGCCGCATTCCTTGCTGTTTACCATCCAGCATCATTAAATCGCTTATAATGATTTCTGTTGTGTATCGTTTAACGCCTTGCTGATCAGTCCATTCGCGTGTTGCTAATTTCCCGCACACATAAACCTTTGAGCCCTTATGCAGGTATTCCCCTGCAATCTCAGCTAGTTTTTTATAAACAACACAGCGTGAGAATTCTGTGCGCTCCTGTGGCTGACCTTGCTGGTCTTTCCGTTGCTCACTGGTTGCCACTGTGAAACTTGCTGCTGCGTTGCCATTCGGCATATAACGCACTTCTACATCTGCAGTTAAATTTCCGATCAACTTAACTTCGTTTAAACTTCTAGCCATTTTTTAACCCTTCTTTTTTCCAAGCAGATATGATGAATTCTGAGTTAGCACGACAGCACCTTCTTTTACCGTATAAGCCTGAACGCTCATTGGTTGAAGTCGTGATGTTTTAATTTTCTGTCCATCACTCCATCGCTTTAATTCATCATCATAAATATCACCAACCAGGCAACCTGATTTGTTATCCATTAACCAGTTTTCAAGTCTTGCTGTAGCCATTCCATAAACTCCTAGTCTCTGTCTTTATAGACGCCGTTCATGACGCCCATTCGGTAAATAAACTGATGATGCGTGAACCCTAACAACCGGACTGTCTCTTTGTGCTTTCCGATTATCGACAAAATGACATCCATATTTTCTTTCTTGCACATGTCTTTTTGCTTAACGCTTGGAAGAAGACGTTTCACTTCCTCGTTAATAGCCCTGATGATTGCTATCAGAGCGTTTTCCTTTGATGCGTCATTCATAGCCGCTTCCATTGATCACCAAACTTGAACCCCATTTTATCTAGTAGCTCATCCATTTCTGTGATGAACTTCGGAATTTCTATATCGAATTTAGCCATAGTTTCTTCATCACGCTTGATTGGAATTGTTACCAGTCGGTTTTCTGGTTTGCCTCTAACGCGGTGATCATATGAGCAAAACCACCAGGTATCATAACCAGTTACCCACATCGAATACTGGCACTGAGTCACATACTCAGGCTTGATTTCGCTATCAAACAACGTTGCAAGGTGAACCTGCGTAGTCCATGGATTCTTAATTTCCAATCCAAACGAATCAGAAATACCATCTGGGCTAATTCCGCATCTTAATGACTCATCCCTGTAAATGAATCCGCATGTCTCAACTGATTCAAAATGTTTTGCCTCGAACGCTTCACGAGCTAACGGTTCATTTTCATGACCCCACTGAGCCTGCTTGAAAGTTGACTCTTCTGAGATTAATCCGGTTGCAACCTGACCGACCAAATCTAGCATCAGAGACCGTCTTTCTGCCGAGTAACTTCCCTTTGTTCGACTTGGTTTAATGATTCCGTGAGCAACTGAGGCCGTGATGCATCCAGCTCTGGCGCGTTTCCACTCATCCGTGCCCTGCTCAATCTTGAATGTGTCGATGTTTAAGTGCTTGTTGAGGTGAATCATAAATTAAACTCCGGGACATCATGTAATGGAATCCAGTGAGTAACATTGTCGCGCCCCGTAACAGGATGCTCTATATTCCACTCTTTACCGTTCCAGCTACAGTTCCACTGATAATGCGATATTCCAATATCCGTATAATATTCAACGTAGCACCAATATCTTCCCGGTTCGCTTGGATTAATGTACACGGGATTCCATTTTTTCATTTCATCGCCTCCAGCTTACGAGCAAATTTCTGTAGTTCTTCATCTGATAAATCATCGAAGCACAACACTTCACGTTTCAGTGTTTTTGATGCCCAGTCGAAGAATTTCTCTGCTGTTCTGCCTTGTTTAGCTAGTGATTTATTGATTGACTCAATCGGATCGAGTACGTCTTTCTGCTCTGGTGGTGGCAAACGTCCATCCATATCCTCATCAGCAGTAGTGATGCCGGTAGCACCGATGAATGTATAGCGCATCATGTATTGAACCGCTGAGCCGATAGCCTGGATTGCGTTTTTACTTCCTGATGTGTCTGGAACTGAAACCATGGTGTTAGTTTCGCTGTGGCCAGAGACGTGACTAAGGATGCAGGTTACCTTGATTAACCCGTTACTATGATCTTGCTCGAACCGATACGAGAGACCACAATCAGAAAGTAATTCACGAGTCTGTGCGATAATGTCAGACAAAGGTGCATACATGTAGTTGTGGCCTTTTTTCATTTTCTTGATGTCAGGGCATTTACTCTGAAAACGCGCAAGAGCATCGAGAAATTCACGTTTAGCGTTTTTCTCTTCCCATTGTGTTTGCATCGCCATTAATCGTTCTAGCTTGTCGATGTCAGCGTTCGACGTTAAAGCCATCTCAATTAATCGAGTGGCTGGGTTAACTGGTAATTGAACTTGTTCTACTGGTTCACGCTCAATGATGTTGTTCATGCTTATCTCCTTTCTCAACTGTGATTTAATCGTAAACCCTGCAAATACAGAATGCAAACAAAAATAATCATTGCGACATAAATTTATTTGAACTATGATTACCTAAACCAAACAAAGGAGAAATAAATGAACCTAAAAAAATCAATCAAGCAGGCTTGCCTTGATAAAGACGTAACACAAAAGAGCGTGTCCGAAAAATTAGGCATTGACCCAATGACATTACAGGTTATCGGACGCAGAAACAGCGCGTCACTGGATACATTGAAGAAACTAGCTAATGCGTTTGACATGAAGCTATCTGAATTTATCGCACTAGGAGAGGATAAATGAATCAACTAATCACAAGTAACCAGGTAACAATGAGCAGCCGCGAAATAGCGGAACTAACCGGAAAGCGACATGATCACGTTATGGCAGACATCAATAAAATGATTGAATGGCTTGGTGATACATGCCCCGACTTTTCGGGAGAACTTCCAGACTCATACGGTAGATCACAAAAAGTCTACTTTCTACCAAAAAGAGAAACGTTGATCCTTGTTTCGGGGTACAACATCGATCTTAGAGCAAAAATCATTGATTGTTGGCAGGAACTTGAAAACGCAAGCAAACCAGCAATCCCTAAAACATACGCCGAAGCACTTCTAGAAGCTGGAAGACTCGCGCTGGAAAACGAAAAACAAGCTGAACAACTTCGACTTGCTGCTCCGAAGGTTGAGTTTGTCGATCGATTCACTAAGCGCGAAACACTTCAAAATGCAACACAGGTTGCGCAAACCATGAAGATGTCTGCGGTTAAGATGAATAAGCACCTGGATGAGTTTGGCGGCATTTACAGTAAATCAGTTAAGCGCGGTCGCGTGTTCTGTCAAAGTTGGATTGATGCTGGATGCGGTAAGATGATTCAAAATGATATCGGGCATCCTCAAGCGATGTTTACCACTTCAGGAGTCGCTAGAGTTACCGAGATTTTTATTAGTGAAGGGATTGTTTAGTGGTAAAATAAAAAACAGCTCCATCATTGCCCGGCAAGGCTAGGAGCTGTCCACAGATTCGGAGCAATTATATATCATTTCTCTGAATCCTCATTAACTTTTTGAGGGTTTTCTCAATGCCTATATTCAAGTCAAAGGTTGCAGACAAGTTTGTAACGCTTCCAAATGAGACAATTCAGGACATGGCCCTATCATGGGAGGCTAGAGGTCTTCTGGCGTTCATGCTTTCACTTCCTGCTGATTGGACTATTCATAAGCAATGGCTAAGTGAGCAATGCGCTATGTGCGGGCGCGATAAGTTAAACCGCATACTTGATGAGCTTGTCGATAATGGATACTTGGTTAAGCAGCAAAGCAGATCTGATTTCGGCCAGTTCACAACGAATGATTTTTTCGTGTACTCCGAGAGACAAGAAACCGTAAACGGAAACGCCGTAGACGGAAAACCCGTTAACGGTAAACCCGCAGCTACAAAAGAAACAGTATTACAAAAGAAACAAGATACAAAAGAAAAATCTTTAAAAGATCTTGTGCCGAGCGTTAAAAACGCATCGACACCAGCGCAGCATGAACCATTATCTGGGTTTTTCCTTTTGCTAAAAAACGGCGATGAGTTCGGACTAACTGTTAAACAAGTTCGATCATGGGCTGACACATACAAAAACGTCAATGTGAATTCTGAGATCGCAATCATGGTCGAGTGGTGCAAAGCTAATCCCGCTAAACGTAAAACAAAGGCGGGTATTCTTCGGTTCTGCAATGCCTGGTTATCTCGTGCTGATAAGCAACCCAAGCGCCAAGATTGGGACGCGGCGGCAACGGACACATCTTGGGCTCAGGATATCGGAGGTTGGTAATCATGACGATGAAAAACATCAATGAACTTGTTGCTAATTACGGCGCTTATGAATGCCAGCCGCTCGAGCATAAGAAAACAATCACGCTTACTGAAAGAGATTCTCAGGTTGTCAATTCAGTGATGGAACGACTGCAAACGATTTTCCCAGCATGGAAGGTGGCTTATCCAACAGAGAGAGCATGGAAACTAGCTAAGCAGGAATGGACAAAGGCGCTTGCTGAATCAGGCTGCGTTACTGAGCAAATGCTATCGACTGGGTTTAATAACGCGCGTAAGTCTGAAATCCCATTCTTCCCATCACCTGGCCAATTTATATCATGGTGTCAGCCTATTCCTGAGAATTACGGATTACCATCAAAGGAGACCGCCTTAAACGAAGTTATACGGCATCTTCCGCCAGGCCATGCAATCGTATTGGTAGCAGCTAAACAAACGAAATTTGAACGTTCTACGCTGGATGCTGACGCATACGCGAAAGTGTTTTACCGCGCATATGAGATTTTATTCAGAAAACTGATGAACGGAGAGCAAATTGAAACCGTGCAACGTGGAATTTCTGACAAGTCAAACGAGAAGCCAACCCTATCTCATGAGCAATGTTTTGAGATTGGGAAAAGTAAAGTCAGCGGACTGCGTGAGCTATTCAAGAGAAACGTGACGCAAATCAAAGAAAGCAAGCGGGAATAGTGGTTAGATAATAAAAATAGGGGGTGAACATGATTGATGAATTCATAAAAAAATACCAACTTGATCGCGTCAGAACCGCAGCAAGGCTTGTAGCAGAGAATAATAGCGTTAAATCGGTTGTTGAAAAATCAGGTGTAAGCAAGAAAACAGTAACCAACTTGCGGAAAGATTGGGAGTGCTTTTCAGGGATAAAATTCAGAAAGAAACGTTCTGATTCATTTTCTGCGCTAAAGCCACTAACCGATGACGAAATATCTGGCTATAAAAACATGACTATGAATGCAAAATCAATCGCAGATGCAAGAGGATGCAACAAAACTACTGTCGGTAACATGCTGAGAGCAACGAATGATCCAGAGGTTAAATTGGCAGCAAGTAGACATAGAGGCGTAAGCATAGAAAAGCGCCTAAGACTAAAACAGGCTGCTGCTTTGGTGCTTGAAGCACAGAAAACAATTGTGATTGCAATGATAACCGGTATCAGTGAATCGACAGTTAAAAACATGCGCAAGGAGCTGGCTGATTTGGCTGGTGTAACAACGAAAGAATTAAAATTGATGCTTAAAGATAACTAAAATAATTTCAACTAACACTTGATTAGTTAAAACTATTTGCTATTATTACCCATGAGCTGAGCACAAAGCGAAGCAGAGAGGAGAAACTAAATGAGCTATGAGTATGAAGCTGTTTTTGGCAATCAGTATTTATTTAATGAGGCAAATGAAGATACAACACACATCTCAGCAATGAGAACAGAATTCAAGATACGAAATGGAGCTGTGTATTGGCTTAACGGAAAAGAATGGTTAGAAGCTGCGAATCTTCCAAGCATTATTGCAGTACGTAAGATTATTTATCCTCCAGTGTACGCTACAGATGAAGAAGTTGAAAAATTAATCAACGAACGTGATGAGTGGGAATCAAAAGCAACAGAACTTTCCAGTGAAATATCAAATAAGTTTGGTATTGATTTTGGAGATCACTCAAGCGGTAATTGCCCAGTTGATAATGCAATTACATTTATTCGTGAATGTAGCCAGTTTGATTTAG